AAAGATTTTCTCAAAAAGCCGATGCTACCGCGTTTGATAATCCAAAAGATATTAAACAAGCAAACATCACTAAATATCAATCAATTTTAGCACAAAGAGCAGATAATCCAGATAAAATAGACAAACAAGTTAAAGAAATTATTGAAGATGCTCATCAATTCTTAATGGCCGGTTTAGCTAAAAAAGAAATGGGAGACTATAACGAATTATCAATAGGAAAAGATCCTAAAGGAAGAGATATTAAACCTAGAGATTTAACCAATTATATTTCAAATATATTGTCAGATTATCAAGGATATGTTTCGGCATACGTTAATGCAAAAACTGAAGAAGAAAAATATGGAACTTCAAGCGATTGGTATAAAAGAGATGCTAAACGTAAAGCTCTAGAGCTTAAGCAGCGAATGGCTAAATGGGATAACAAGAACATAGTTTGGTAAAATAAGACTTAAAAATTATGAATAATAAAATAGAAGAAAAATTTAAGTGGGAAACTACTGGCGACAAGGATGATAGAGAGTTCTTAACAGGTTTAGTTCAAAGAACTAAATTAATTTACGGAGATATTAAACCTGCTAAATACGATCTTAACGACTTTGATAAAGACTTAGATAAATTATTAAAGAAATTTGTAAAAGATTCTGATTCTTTTTTTAAGGCAAAGGACGATAGAGACTATGGAGCTAGTAATAAAATACATGCAGATTGGATGAAAGCTGCTCAAAAAGCATTTAAACATGTTACTACAAATACTGCATGGAGAGGTCAATTAAATACATTCACTAGAAATTTATCAACTATTTGGCAAGTTCACATGGAAGCAGAGGCTGGAAGAACAGGAAACAGAGGCTATAAAGTTCATAAGAGACAAGCCTTTCAAAAACAGTTTGAACAAGTAAAATTGTATGAACAGTTTATTAACGAAAGATTTAACGCTAGAAAAGTAAAGAAAGAACTAGAAGGTTTTGGCTTTAAGAACGTTGATGCTAGTGGAAACGAAATTTCAGTTGAAACGGGCTCTTATGAAAATCCATTTGGTTCAGAACAGAGTTACACTTTCTTTTGGAATGGTGAAACAGTCTGGTGTGAATCAGAAGAAGCTGAAACAGAATGGATGGGAGAAGTAACTACTGCAGAACAATTTGCAGAAACTATGGAAACAGCAGAAGGCTGGTCATAATTAAAAAACAAGAACTATGAAACAAGTAAAACTATATGAGCAATTTATAAATGAATCAGCAATTGATACTTTAGCTACTGAAATTGATGATGCTAAAGTTTATGATGCTGTTTCGGATGGAGGTTCTGTTGACGCAAGATCTACTAAAAAAACATGGGACGATGGTGTTCCAGTTTTAAAGTATATTGCTAGAGCTCCAAAAAAATCTGTCAAATTACCCAAGAAATTTAAAATAGTAGACGACACAAAATACGGATGGTGGTATTTTCAAGTAGGAAATGTTTGGTATGGCATCGAACAGGATGATTATGGAACACCTCCATTTGAATATTAAGATATGGAATTAAACGAAAACTTATCACTTGGCGATATGGCCGGAATGGGAGAAGTCTCTTTACCAACTGAAACATCAGTTGGATCAGGGGATATTCCAGCCGGAAGAGGAGATGCTGAAGAAGAATATAAAAAGAAGAAGAAAAAGAAAATGAAACACTTAGAATCATTTGAATCTTTTCAAGGTAAACCAACTAATGAAGCATTTGAAGGTATTGGAGATTTAGTTAAATCTTTACATTTTGAAACAGATCCTAAAACCGCAGAAGAAAAGAAAATCGAACTAGGTAAAAGACAAGGTGAAGTTTCAAGAAGAAAGCAAATTGAAGGTGGTGAATATTCACTAAGAAGATTTAGAAAAGAGATTAAATACGATGAGACTGGAGAAGATCTTGGTGTATTTAAACCTGGCAGTTATATGGCCGCTACTTCTATATTAGGCGATGGTCCACATAAGAAAGCCGTTAAGAAAGTAAGATGGAATAGAAAGAAATACGATCAATGGATTGAAGATGTAGCTTCTAATGATGGTTGGAAGAATGCATTTGATATGGCACAAAACGCTAAACATGAACCAGGTCTATTACAATGGGCTAAGAAAGAATTTAGAGGTGAAGACGTAATGCAAAGAATTCAATGGGATATTGAAGGTTACGCAGAATCAGTAGTTATTGAAGCTGAAAGTGTAAAGGTAGGAGAATATATCAAAACCCAATACGGTTATTTCTATAAAAGAGTCGACGGTAAAGTTGGAGGACAAGAAGCTTTCGTTGAAATAAAGAAAGGAAAAGAAGGAAAGAGAAAAACAAGTATTCATGATACAGTTAGCTTTGAAATAGTTGATAAAGATGCTGCATTCGAATCATTGGTTACCGAAAAGAAACATGATAGAGAAGATACTATAAAATTCATAAAGAAATACATGAGATTTGTAAAAACCACTGAAGAATTTAATGGTTCTCAGGGTGGTATATGGGTTTCAGGTGAAGATGGAGATGAATATAAAGGAGTAACAATCTATGATTACTATACATCTGGTAAATCATACGAATTAGGTGTAAATATAAAGTGGGAAAAAGAGTTAAATAAAAGAGGATGGTACAGCGAATGGTATGATGCAGGAACTGTAATGATCTGGGAAATATAACTCTACTCATTAGTTTTAAACAATTTTAGAATGCTTTGTATAACTACAAAGCATTTTTTATTTATATAGTATGGACAAGATGAGATTCGCATTAATCGCACATGATAACAAAAAAGCAGACATGGTAGCTTTTGTTTCTAAAAGACTTGATTTTTTTAATAATGAAGCTGTTGATATTATTACCACAGGAACTACGGGTAAGAAGGTAAAGCATGCCGGAATCAATAGAGTTACCACTGTTCAAAGTGGGCCTTTAGGAGGAGATGCCGAAATAGCTGCAATGGTGGTAAGAGGTGAGGTTACTGGCGTGATATTCATGAGAGATCCCCTGGATAAACATCCACATGATGTAGATATTTCAATGTTAATGAGGTTATGTGACGTCCACGATGTCCCCTTGGCTACTAATTATAAAACGGCTAGCATCTTAATTAAATGGTATCGTTCTAAATATAAAATATAAACAATTTTTAATTTAACAGTATAATAAACAATATGGATAACATTATCTTCAGGCCCGGAAATTATAAAACATGGTCAATTAAAGCGATAGAGAAAATCGAAGCTGTCATTGATTCATGTGTCACCGTCGATCATCTAGATTCTGCTAAAAAATTAGTTGATCAGTTTTCTATTATTACTGCGCTTGAACAGGATGATGAAAAATCTATTGAAATAATTATTCACCAATTGTGGCTTAGAATTAAGTTACAAGAAAATAAAATAAATGGATCAAAATAAAGGTAAAATAGGATTTACAGCAGGGAATTTCGATCTTCTCCATCCTGGGTATATTTACACATTTGAAACAGCAAAAGAACACTGTGATTACTTTATGGTATTTCTACAAAGAGATCCGTCAGAAACAAGGTATACTAAATATAAGCCAGTAATTCCTCTTTATGAAAGATATAAAACTTTAATGGCAATCAAATACGTAGACGAGGTGGTTACGTATCAAACAGAAGAAGACCTTTTAAACTTAATCGAGTTTTATAAACCAGATGTTAGAATTTTAGGAGATGATTACATCGGTAAAAGATTCACCGGAGATCACATGCCAATCGAGGTTATTTATACAACCAGGTCTCACAATTGGTCAACAACCAGAATTAAAGACCTTATCACTAAACAGACTATTCTACAGAATCCTTCAATCATAGAAGAAAATGTAAAATCCGTAACAGCTGAAGAAGCTGCTTCAATAATTAATAAAAAGAAATGAGAATAATTGTAACCGGAGGATTTGGATTTATAGGATCTGAATTCGTTAACACAATCGGAAGAAAAAACCCAACAGCAGAAATCGTCGTAGTAGATAAAATGACATACGCCGCTGATCCTAATAATATTAAAACTAAAGTTACTCTAATACAAAAAGATATTTGTGACGTAACAATAGAAGACCTTGGAGAATATGATTATCTAGTTCACTTTGCAGCAGAAAGCCATGTAGATAATTCTATTGCAAACGGAAGACCTTTTGTTAGAACAAACGTAGAAGGAACTTTTAATTTATTAGAATGTGCAAGACAAAATAAAAACCTTAAGAAATTTATTCATATCTCAACTGATGAAGTTTACGGAGATATGGACGATATCAGTAAAGACGTAACCGCTGACGAGCAGTTTCCTTTAGTTGCATCCTCCTATTATTCCGCAACTAAAGCGTCTTCTGATATGTTAGTTTTATCTGCACATAGAACATTTGATTTACCATATATTATTACAAGAACATGTAATAACTATGGTGCCCATCAACATAAAGAAAAATTTATCCCAACCATTATGAGATCCATTAAAGAAGGAAAGAAAATTCCAGTATATGGAGATGGAAAGCAGGTTAGAGAATGGATGGACGTAACAGACAATACGCTAGTTATTTATAACTTAATGATGTCAGATAGAATTAACGAAGTATTTAATATTGGTTCTGAAGAGAGATACACTAATTTAGAGGTTATTGAAATGATCGGAAAAATTATGGGTAGAACTCCAGAATATGAATTCGTACCAGATAGACTGGGACACGATAGAAGATACGCGCTTAATAGCTCAAAGGTAAATGCTATTTTAGGAGAAATGATTCCCCTTTCCTTTGAAGAATTTTTAAAAGAAGAAACTATTAAATTATTAGAAACTCAATTATGAATGCAAAATTAATCGAAATGTTAAGAGCAGACGCTCTAGCACAAAAAGCAAAAGCACTTTTAACTTTAGACCTTTTAGGTAATAAAGGATCAGGTATTGGAGACCACTCCACTAAAGACTTTTATGAAAATGCAGATGAGGCATTAACTATGTTAGTCGATGCAGATGATAAATTAGAAGCTTTAGATAAGTATTTTCCACAAGACGTATAAAAATGCACTTTTTTTGAAAAAAAACAGCCCGGGATTTTTTTATCTCGGGTTTTTTTGTTATATTTATAGAGTAATAATTAATTAAAGATATGCCTTACATAACAAAAGAACAAGTTTCAGAAAAAAGAAAGCAACTTAAAAAAGCCCTGCCACAGTATAAATTATCTATTACCACTGAACATTACAGTGGAATCAAGGTCGCAATTATGAATGGACCAACTGACTTTGGCACTGGATATACACAACTAAGTCCTTATAGAAATTATAGAGAAGAAAGATACAACTCAGATACGGGAGAATGGGAAAGCCAACCCGTAATTGCAGATGTAATGGAGGTTATTATGCCTATTCTAAACGAAGGAATGGGAGAAGGATTTGAAGACAGTGATTATGGTCACGTTCCTGACTATTACACATGGGTTCAAATAGGTAAGTGGGATAAAAATTACGAAGTAAAAATAAAATAAGAATGAAAGATATTCTAGAAATTGTAAAATTAAAATTAGAATTAGAAGAAAAAGTAAAGAAAGCTTTTGGGCAAAATAATGCCAACGTCATGGGAGCGATCACTGAAGAAGTCATAACAAGGTGGTTAACAAAAACAAAAGAAACACAATATCTTTGTATAGGAGGAAATCAAAAAGGATATGATGTCACCTGTGAAAAATTTAAAGATACGTACGAAGTTAAACATACCAATACAACCGTTTCTGCGTATCATTATGGAAACTTAGAAAGTAAAGATGCCAAACATATCGTGTTTGTTAAATGGGAATATGGTTCTAATTTAAATGCAGAATACGCATATATATTTCCAAATAAGGTTGTTAAAGAAAATTTAAATAAGAGAGGTAAATTCACAATGTCTAATTTACATAAAACATCTCATCTCGCAGAAGACATTACAACCAGCCTAAATAGTTTTATATCTAATTAAAATGAATAAAGAAATAATTTTAAAAATCATAGAAATTTCGTTAGAAGAAATTAAGTTTTCTGATCCTGATCACGAAACACAGTTTGCATACAATGAAGGAGCAGAAGACGTTGCTATAAAGATAGAAGAAAAATTAGAAGAACTATCCGTAAACAAAACACATATATAGAGTATAATAACTAAACACATTCTTATGAAAAGTATTCTAGAAGAAGCAAATGAAATTGTAAATAACAGGAGTGAAGAAGCGGACCGTAATTATGGTCCTTTTTCAGAAGGCATGGACAGAGCAGCTTTAATCTTTAAGGGTATGACAGGCCATGACGTAACAGGCGCAGATATGTTTAAGGCACTAGTTGCACTTAAATTTTCAAGAGAAAGTTACAATCATAAGAGAGACAATCTCTTAGATGCGGTTGCATATATTCAAGGTTTAGATAACTATGTAAATAATAAATAATATGAAAGTTCAGGTAAGAAGAACAGAGTATCGTTACATTGCAGAGGCAACTCCAATTGTAACTTTAGAAACTGAAAAATTTCCAAATTTTAAAGGAACGACTGAAGAAGAGTTTGTAGAATATCTCGCAGAGAACTATTGGGATTTAGAAGGAATGGATGAACTTGTAGGTTCAGATATTGGAGTAACTGACGAAGAAACGCACGAAGCCCTGGCAGATTTAGTATATTCAGAAATGGACATATATTCTGACTCTTCTGAAAAAGGATATGAAGGAGAAATACAGATAGGAGAAGAAGATGAATCTTGGAGAAAGCATGGTGGATTTAATATAAAACACGGATCACAAATATGAAAATAGCACTAGTATTAGCAAAAGGAGTCGAAGGCTGTGGACTCACAAGACACACAATCGAATTTTATAATTGGCTTATTAAAGAAGGTCATGATGCAACCATTTATGCAGCTATCGAAAAAAGATGGCCTCGTCACAAAATGACAGACATCGTAGCAACCGAATTCAAAAGAAAAGATATCCCTAATAT